TAAAGGATACACCTTCTGGATTGAATGGGTGTGTGCATATTCCAAATGATATATCTTTTAAATATATTCTATCACTTATGCTTAACCTATCTGTATGGTTGTTAAGTGATGACCATTTTCTCCTGGTTGATTGACCATTTCTTTGGGTGTCAATGTTAAACTCTTGCTTGTTTGTATTGAAGTAGAATAAATGTGGTTTACCTAGTGTATACATTTTAGTTCCCCTCTTTCATTTGGTTTAATGCTATGTATGTATCATCATCATAGATTAGATCGTGCAAGTATTGTGCCACACCTTGTGGATTGTCCTCGCATATCTCCAGGATTTCTTGTGCTGTTGCCCCCATTAAATCTTTTTCACAAACAGATGCACCATATTCATTAGGTTGAATATCGTTGTCATGCTTGTTCCAAAATCCTGGGGATTTCCAAGATTTATTGTTATTCCTAGGAGTTGTAACTGTTCGGTTGCTTACACCAGAATATCCATACTCATCATCTTCATTAGTCCAATCATTCCAATTATTTATACCATAAGGTAGAGGTAATTTCTTTTTGACTTCATCTTTATCAAAGTCATATTCATAATCTCTATTCATAGCATAATTGCCTGTTGGTTGTAATGAATAGGTATTTGATAGCCACATATCATCAGTTTGTTTTCCCTCTTGCTCATTGATGATAGTAAATTCTTCTGTCTTGCTGTCCAAGAATAGAAGTTTATCGCTACCTATTGCATCAGCTAACATTTCTTGCCAATCATTATTGTATAATAATTCTGGCTCGTTTACTAGCTGTGGTTTCAATACCCATTTAATGAATTGATGTGTATCTGATTTGTTATAATCAATCATAGGTGTTGGAAGTTGGGGTCCATTGTGCATTACCCATAAATCTCTACCATTTTCCTGGGTAGATAATATTTGGAATGGGTGGGACATTGACTTGCTACTTGCACCATTTGTATTAAATCTAAAGTGTACACCAATAGGTGTGTCTAGATTTTTATAACTATCCCAAACTTTTTGGATAGTCTTGAATGACTTTGGCTTACCAATTTTATGGATATGTACCTTGCCTTTATTGTAGAACATTAAACCAAACCCGTCATCATTGTTAGAGTAAGCACAGTTCATCATATTGTCTGTGATTACTTGTGGATTTTTTGCTTGTATAATTAAGCACATAATAACACCTCTACCTCTCTTTGAGTTATGCTATGTTAAAGTTACTCAAATCTTTTACTTGTTTCATAACTGTAACTTTTTTCTCGATTGCCAAACCATTTGTCCAATCGATCTTTCTAGTAGGCTTACCTTTACAGTAAGACTTTCTAGTTAGCCAACCATAAAAATATGGATAGCTACTTCTGTTCTGTGGTAGTTCACACCACTTAACAAAATCTGTGTAGTATAATTTTCTTGGTGTTGTATTCTTAACAAAATTTACTAGACAATCTACAAATTCCAACACCCTAAAGAATCCTATTCTTGATAAGTTTCCTCTGAATATTCTTAATTCTATTGAGTTTCTGTGCCTTGTGTTTACTGCCTCGTATTTATCTGTATCCATACTCATTCCATCAGATATTTTCTTCGGAGATTTTTTTGCCCATTGGTTAGAATTACGACCTGCGATATGGTTTATAAATTCCTCGTTCTTCTCATCATTAATGAACACTAGGATTTTACCTATGTTGCTTTGGGATAATGCACTTCTTGATATGTGTATGTGTATGCCTGTTGTATCTGTGTTCCAGGATTTAAGATTGTTTATTGCCTCATCTCCACTATCAAAAAATGGTTTCCAATATTTTTTGTGAGCATTTAATGTTGATGGTGCTGTTACAATTTCAAATCCATTTGATAAACTACCATCAGTTTTTAATAATGCAAATGGAGTATACTTATGAAATAAATTATGTACTCTTTCAGCTATGTTAGATGGACAATTTTTTCTTCTTTCAACTTCCAATTCCACACCATAATATGCTGTGTTTAGTTCAACTCGTTCATTTGGTAATGTTGTTAAACTTAAATCTTCCATTACATCATAATCATATTGGTATATGAAGTCATCTTCATAATCTGGTTCTCTTTCTTCCTCATCTAAATCTTCGTGAGATACATAGGTATCTCTGTATTCAGAGTAACCATAGTGATCGTCACAACAATTTTGGCAAACAAGATAATCCTCGTAGCAAGTTCTCATATCCTCTTCGTATTCCACTACATCACAATCATGGCAAATTTGGAATATATAATCATCTATTCCTAATAGATTGCATATTTTTTCTATGTTTCTATATCTGTTTAAGTGATTGCAATTACATAAGTCACCCAGGAATCTATCCACAAATTCAAGATCAACATTTACAACACCCTCTCTTATATCTTTAATGTACTCATAGGCATTACGATATTGATATGTGGTACTGCTACCCTCATATTTCCAATCTCTTAAATGTTTTAATAAGCTAGTTTCTAAACTCATTTTAACCACCTTTGTTTTAAGTCATTGTTAATTTCATTCATTTCAGATTGTGATAATTCATCTTTATCATTATCAAATTCCTCATCTAAAATTGTAAATGATGGTAATTTCATTATAGCATTGATGTATTTTTTATCTTTGCTTTTAATGTAGTCTTTTAATTTAAGCATACAACCTCACATTTCTGCTTATTTATTTTAAAATTATCCTAACATTTTATTATGTCAGAATTATGACAGCTTTGCCCAGGATTTCTACCATAGGCTCAAGCCATATTCTTCTACCATATTTTCTACTACTTCTTGCAATTCATCCTCATCATTAAATGCAATCAGTAAATCGCTATGATAATTATTAAAATCTGTAATGACATCAGCTACTATTTCACTTTGGAAATCTGATTGATAATTTCCAGGAATTAGTGATGCTATCACATCTTCAGCTTGACATTGTGCGTTTTCAACTTCTTGTTCCCATACTTTTTTCATTTGTCCCATAATTTACCTCACTTTCTACTATTATGGATTAAGAATACAACCATTACAACCAATGCAATCATTGTATAAGTAAATGTAATATAATCTATTAGCATATTAAACCCCCTTTAAATATTGTTTAACTTGGCTTAACTCTTTTAATGTTTCAACACTTGGTAAAATTTTACCCTCTGTTGTTATTGGTTTAATTACAAAAACATCTTTTTTAATTCCATTAAACATATCAGAAAATTGGTATGTGTGTTGGATTAAAAATCTAGTTTTTGATTTTACACCCATTAAAACTTTATAACTAATATCATTAAAAAATCTTTTATTTTCTGGTGTAAAATATGTTGGATTAACTTCTTTAAGTTCTGTAAATGTTTTAATCATTATAATCTCACTTTCTAATATAAACTTCCAATACCTAAAGCTATACCTATGAATATAAAAAAGTAAAGGTATATAAATATAGCGATTAGTATAAGATTCATTATTGTTTTCATTATTAACTTCCTTTCCAGGATTTTACTGCTTTAGGATCAGTAAATGTTATTTCTCTCATATCACTTTTTTCTATGTTTTTAACATATCTTACAATTTCATTTACTTTACTAAAATCATAGTTACCATAAATTGCCAATGAGAAATCACTTTCATCTCTTAAATATGATTGTAATTCAGTTGTCTTTTTTTGCATATCAATTTGCATATGTGACAGCAATAGTTTTAAATGTGATTTAATTTTATTCAAATCACTTCTATTTATTTCAGTTTTTTTATATGATAATTCCATAATTAAATTCCTTTCACTATTAGATTATCTATATCAAATTCTACTTCCACTCTCTCACAGTTTGGAAATGAATAGCCTAATTTCCTATTACAAATATCTATAATAGGTCTTGCAATAGTACCATTAATTTTATGTGTACCATCTTCTTTAAATTCGATCATAACATAATTCTTATCATAAGAAATATTGTACCTTTTATGTAAGTCAAAATTATGATCTAATAACCTTTTACCCTCGATCCATAATCTCTTATTGTCTTTATGGTTGCCTAGTTTATATTCAAATTTACTCATATAACCCCTTTTCTATATAATCTCTAAATCTTATTTCATCAAATCTTTTATTCGATTTTTTTGCAATTTTGCAATAATCTGAAATTTGATTAATCCATACTTGACTTAAAATCCAAGCATTTTTATTTTTATAGGTGTTAATAAATTCATTAGCTTTTTTAATAAAATCTTTTCTAGTTAGCATTTTAACCTCACTTTTATTCTAACTTCTACTTAACATTTAATTGTGGCATAATTAAGACTTATTCTTAATTATATCGTAGCTTTGTACAATGTAGTGTATCGCATTCCTATATCATTCCATATACTAGAGCTACTCGGCTGTTCGTTTATGTAATTTCTTAAATCTTTAAAACTTGCTTCTTTATAATCTAGCTTAAACCATTTTTTAGCTTTGAATGTGTAAGCTACTTTTTTACGTGGCTTTTTAGTATATTTCATTTTTAATTTCTCCACTTAAAACAAGTGATTAACTTGGTTTTCAAGAGATTAGATAACTAACTTAAATAATCTCTTATTATCAATATAGAAAATGAATAAGGCACAAATAAGGCAAGATGTGTTGTATTTTTACAACAATGTGGATAACTTTAAATCATTGAATTTTTAAGGGAATACCTATGTTCTCGGTTTGTTCTCATTTAAAAAAAGTGTGAAGTATAGCATACAAATGTGGCACAAATAAGGCACCTTGTGGGTGGGACTTGCCCAGAATGTTCTCGTTTTGTTCTTTTTGATCACCAAGCATTATTCCAGAAAAAAAGATATAGCAACCCCCACCCCAAAAAAATCCTAGCCAGGTCTTATATATAATACACCTCAAAAAATTTTAGCAAATTTGGAGGTTTTAATGAAAGTTGCGCGGGAGAGGTTCTATGTGCCCCCTGGATTCAGCTTTCTAGCTTTCTAGCTTTCTCAGGGTAAGGGGGCAACAGGAACAATGTGTTAGTTCTGTGTAAGTAATGTGCGGGATAATTGCGGGGAGACACGCTGAGAGAGAGAATAGCGCTTGTTTAAGTCTCCCCGACTTACAGGAGACGTGTAGTTTAAAACTACACACTAACATATTACAACATTTACCCTTGCAATTCAAGTGTTAATGTTGTATACTATGTATATGACGAAGGCAACGAGAATGAAACAACCCGATTCCGCGGTAAAACTGACTCCTAAACAGGAGGCATTCTGCAATGAGTTCATAAAAGATCTCAATATAACGCAGGCTGCGATGCGGGCGGGCTATTCTCCTAAACATGCGAGGAATAATGCTTACACTCTTACACAAGATCCTGCTATTGTTCAGCGTATCGCTGAGCTTAAGTCAGAACAAACAAAGCGTACTAAAATTGAAGCGGATGATATACTTCGCCGCCTAGTACGTATCGCTGAAAAGACTGAGCAGGAAGGCGATTACAACGCGGCTATCCGCTCCTTAGAACTATTGGGCAAGCATCAGGCGATGTGGACCGACAAGAACATTACGGAAATGGAAGTGCGCAACGCTTTTGCTACAGGAAATTCAGATGCAGATATCGCGAGAGATATCGAACGACTTAAACGAATAGCGACACCTAAAATAAATAAAGAACAGCTTAACTAAGGAGCAGCAAAATGGCAGAAAAAGGTAAATCTAAAGCAGAAATTGCTAAAGAAAAAAGTTTAATAACTAAACAAAGAATAAAAGAAAAAAAGAAAGCATCTACTAAAACTGAAAAGAAAGATTTAGACGCAACTCAGAAAAGAGAATCGACACATCCTATTCATAAGAAAAAAGGAAAAGATGTAGAGATTAAAACAAAGAAAAAGAATATCAAAAAACCTAGACCTGAAACCATACAACATGTTGATAAAGGAAATTTTAGAAAACCCGAACCTAAGTCCAAGGATAAAATCGCTAAAGAAAAAAGTAAAGAAAATTTAGAGAAGGCAAAGAAACAACCGAAAGTTTCTTCACCTAAGGATAGACATCCAGCTCACGATCCAGATAAAGGCGGAGGAAAGCAATCACCTAAAAAAGGCGCGCAAGCTGCAGAGCCTAAAATAGTTCCAAAGAAAAAACCTTTATCACCTGAGCAAAAGAAAAAAGATAAGGCCATCATGAAAGCGGAGGAAGCTCGAAGAAAGAAAGCTAAAGCTAAAGCGAAATCTGCTCCTATCATGAAAGCTGAAAAGAAAAGAAGAGCTGAAGCGAAAAAAGATATGCCGACAGGCAGATCAGCGGCGGCTTCTGGAGCGGCTAAAGGTAAAGATATAGCAATGGGCAGAAAGAAATATGTTCTTGGAACATTAAAAGATAAACCATCTGGAAAGAGATAATATGCCGGGATTAACTAAAAAAGCAAAACAAGCTTATGGAAAAGCTAAGACAATAAAATCTTTAACTAAGAAAAATAATATTGCTGATCTTAAAAAGAAGAAAAAGAATTTAGGAATATGGGGAATTGGAAAAAAGATTATTGATCATGGTCCTGAGTTTGCATAGTGTCTAATCAGCGTAAGGAAATGAATGTAAACGAAGCGCGTGACTACGTGCAGAGTAAGACGGCTGATGCAGCTAGGAAGGCAGTATTAGCAGGAACATTGTTTGCAGTTGATAAGATACCAGGATCAGAAAAGGTTAAAGATCTTTTTGCCCCCACATTAAGTAAGATAAAGGAAAAGATTCCTGAGGGATTTAATGTTAATATTAATCCACAAGAAGAGAAAGCTTTTATTGGATTAACAATACCGCTCGGCGGTAAAAAAAGATATTAAGGAGGAGACATGGCAAAGAAACAAACTCCATTGGAAAAAATAAAAAAACTAATGGAAAAGTTAAGTGCGATTCATGAGAAAGAGGAAATCATCTTTGAGAAGATAAATGATATTCTTGATGAAGATGAAGACGACTTTGATTGGGACGACGATAAATAAGGAGGAAGTATGGCAATTAAGACTGTAAAATCACATCCAGTAGCAGGACCTTACAATAATACTCGTTATACAGCAAAAGCAAAACAAGGAAAAAATAATACTTTCACTTGGACTGAAACTGCTGAAGAGTATGATTATAATGATGGGGTTCATGTATGGGATATTTATAATCTCCCTAACGGTGTAAAACCAGATATTGGCAATAAGACTAAGATAAGTAAATAACTCAACTAACACAGGAGATAGTATGAGCACTCGCGTATTAACGCCAACACTTGAGGAATATGATTTAAATAATCCTCCAGCTAACTTATATGAAGAATTAGCATTATGGGGTGACAAGGCGTATGTCATTAACAAGTGAAGATAGGGATGCGGCTACTAGATTAGCAATTCATCAGGCACGTGATGATTTGTTGGCATTTATTATGCTAATGAATCCATCTTTTAATGTCGGTCCGCATCATCGTTTATTATGTGATGAATTAATGCTTTTGGAAAAAGGCGATATAGATCGGTTAATGATCTTCATATCTCCCCGTTCCAGCAAATCTCTTATAGCATCAACGTATTTCCCAGCATGGGCGCTTGGGCGCAATCCATATTGGCAGGAAATTGCTGTATCACACAGTGATGACTTGGCAACAAGGTTTGGCCGTGCTATTCGAGATATCATTAATACAAGTGCATACCAAACAATTTTTCCTCGTATAAATATACGCCGTGATAATAGATCGGCAAATTCATGGGCATTAGAACATAAGAAGAAACAGGCGGGATCTTTCCTAGCGGCAGGTTCTGGTTCTGGTATTGCTGGCTTTGGTGCGCATTTAGCTATTATTGATGACCCAATATCCGAGCAAGATGCTTTTTCAAAGTCAAGAAGAGACACATTAAATGAATGGTATTCCTCAGGATTGCGTACAAGATTGATGCCAGGGGGCAAAGTAGTTCTTGTTATGACCAGATGGCATGAAAATGATTTAGCGGGTTATTTATTAAATCAAGAATCTAGTGATACAAAGTCAGATAAGTGGGAAGTAGTAAGGATTCCTGCGTTAAATACTCCAGAAGCTGCAAAAGGATTGAATGATTGCAGAAAAAAATTAATAAAACAGGGATATTTAACTACAAAATACCCTAAATTAAAAGAAGGTGAATCATTTTGGCCTGCAGCTGATAGAGAAAATGGATTTTGTTGGACAACCGAAGAGATACTTCGTACAAAAAGTAACACTCCTAGCTTTAAATTTGATGCATTGTATGGACAAGCGCCGACTTCAGAGAAAGGAAACATAATTAAGACGGAATGGTGGCAGGATTGGGAGAAAGAACAGGCTCCTGAGTGTACATACATCATACAATCGTGGGATACTGCCTTTTCTACCAAAACAACAGCCGATTATTCTGCAATAACTACATGGGGAGTCTTTGGTGACGGCTTAGGCCCTCCAAATCTATGTTTATTAGGGGCTACACGCGGTAGATGGGACTATCCTACTCTGCGACAGAAGGCAATTGACAAGTTTGAGGAACATAAACCTGATTCCATACTGATTGAGAAGAAAGCTTCTGGTCAATCCTTGATTCAGGACTTAAGAATGGCAGGATTACCTATATTTGAGTTTCAACCTGACAGGGATAAGGTATCAAGAGCTTATGCCATAACATCTTTATTTCATAATGGGCGTATATATGCCCCTCAAGCAAAAATGTGGACAAAAGAAGTAATGGAAGAGGCGAGAACTTTTCCTACAGGCAATCATGATGACTATATGGATACCATATCACAAGCATTGTTATGGATGCGTAATGGAGGATATATTGATCATAGTGAAAATACGTGGCTTGACAAGGCAGAGCAAAGAGTGTATAATAGAAAGCAAGTAGAACAAGCTAAAAGCAAAAGCTTTTACTATTAGTAAGGATATTAAATGGCAATAGAGAAAAAAATTGATTTAACTGATGCAATTACCAGTGTTCAGATGCCTGGAGTTGATGAAGTCGAAGAATCAATAGAAGTGGAAGTAGATGATCCTCAAGCATTAGAAATAGCTAAGGCAATGGGTTTAGATGAAGAAGAAGAATTAACAGATGAGTTTGATGCTAATTTAGCCGAGCTTATGTCGGAAGAAGATTTGCAGGAAGTTGCAAATGAGTTATATGATGGGTATACAAGAGATAAAGATTCACGACAAGAATACGATAACATAGCAGAAGAAGGAGTTACTCTTCTTG